TCAACTAAAGAAATTATCGATAAGGCAAAAGTTGTAATTGAAAACTTACCATATTTTATGAAACCTGGCATTATTAAATATGATGTCATGAATGTTCGTTCAGACAATGGATGTCGTCTAGTAGGACAATCAACTACCGCAAAATCAGGTATTGGTTTTACAATTCACAACTTATATCTTGATGAGTTTGCTCACGTACATCCAACCATCGTAGATTCTTTCTATGAAAACGTTTACCCTACACTTTCAGCTTCTAAGATTTCACGTATTAACATTACTTCTACTCCAAATGGTTTTAATAAGTTCTATGAAATTTATGCTGAAGCTGAAAAGGGAAATAATGAATATAATGCAACTAGAATCGATTGGTGGCAACATCCAGATAGAGATGAAGATTGGTACAAAAGAGAACTTGGTAACTTAGGTTCAGAAGATGCGTTTAATAGGCAATACGGTAATGAATTTACAAGTTCATCTACTCTTCTATTAAGTCCAGGTACTATGAAAACAATTCGTCAAAAGGCTAAGAAATTTGAATGGTATGATTTTGAAGAATTCGATAATATACATATAGATACAAAAGGTTATTTAGCGTTTGATCCAGATTTTGACGTTGAAGATGCTTCAAATAGTCAAAGATATTATTTGTTTTCAGTTGATATCGCAGAAGGAAACGGAGGAGATCATTCAGTTATTAACATTTTTGAAGTTGAACCGATGGATGATAAAGATATCGAAAACTTTATAAGTCCTGGTGCAATGTACGATTTCTTTAAATTAAATCAGGTTGGAGTCTTTCATAGTAATGAACATCCAATTGAAGATTTTGCTAAGATACTATATACATTAGCAATCGATATTTTTAATCCAGAGAATACTAAATTAATTATTGAATATAATACATATGGAAGTATTCTATTAAAATACCTGAGTACTATTTTTCCAGGTCGAAATGACTTTGAAGATGAAATGGTATTAAGATTTAAGCATAGACATGATGCTAAAACTCTTAAACCTGGACTTAGATTAAAAAGCGATAACAAATCAGTCTTTTGTCAAAATTTTAGAAAACAAATAGAAATGAATCGCGTTAAAATCAATGATATCGAAACGGTTCAAGAAGCTTCATTATTTGGCGTACTTAGAAATGGAAGCTATGGAGCTCAAATGGGACATGATGATATTATTATGACAGCAATCACTGCAACTGAGTTTTTTGGCACTACAGATTATGCAGATTATGTTGAAGAATTATTAGATGTTATAGAACCAGAAAAGTTCGAACTTATGGAACAAGTTCTATATAAAGATACCGATGTTCAAGGAGATTTACAGTATGATATTTACGATTTGTTATAATAAGTCGAGAATAATTCAGATATATAATAAAAGCAAAAAAAATAAAAATTAATATTATGGCACTAAGTCCGCAATTATTGCAATTTAAGTCAAGTGGTGTATACAGATTAGAGTTTGACAAGTCTCAAACTGCTAATATTAACGTAGAAACACTTAGATTAGTAGTAGGTCACTCTAGAAAAGGACCTTACAACACTCCAGTATTAATCTCAAACGTTGAAGAATTCACAAACGTTTTTGGTTCTATTGACAGAGCGTTAGAGAAAAAGGGTATGTTCTTTCACAGATCTGCAGTTGAATCTCTTTCAAGAGGTCCAATCTTAGCATTAAACGTTTCATCGTTTGCTAATACAGATTTAGGTTCTTACGCATTACCTGTAACTAATGGTTCTTTAGATACACAGGTAGCAGCAACCGGTACAGCAGAGTACACAAGCTTCTTTGATATGGATAAATTTATGATTCCATCCGATGCTAAAGTTCTTTCTTCTTTAGAAGGAAATGCATTATTAAACGATGGTTCATTAATCAACTTAGTTAATATCAAACAATCAGGAATTACCGTTATTGCTAGAAAAGCTCAAAGCGTTTCAGAATTTAATATTACTGCAAGAGAATGGTATGGTGAAGGTAATGTTCCAGCATTCTTAAATGATTTTGATTACATGTCAGATTTTATGATCGACTTATTTGTATTCAAAGGTGAATTTGATCCAGCAGTTATGGCAAACGATCCAGTATATTGAGAATTTTTCTCTGTTGATGGTTTAGATAAAACTAAATTAGCTCAATTCTCTAACTTAAGACAAGTTAGTTTAGAAGCACAATACACGGGTTCAGTTATTCCAGGTTTTAAAGATCTAGAAGGTAGAAATTTATACATTGAATCAATGATTAATGGAGAATCTAGAAAAACAGGTTTATTCTGTGCAATTGATGAAGATGCAATCATGGATGAAACAGGAACTAAGATTGACTTAGTTGGTCATAGCTTTGATGCTACTAAAGATTATGAATTATTATCATATGTTGTAGAATCTGGAGTTAATGATAGAGTAGTTTCTACATTATTCCCAGGTGTTGATACAATTCCAGCTAATGGAGTTTACGCAGCATCAGGTTCTATGTTCACTGTCGATTATGTAGTATTAGCAAATACACCAGCAACATTCCCAATTTCAGTAGGTGATTATGTTCCAGCTAATACAGTTGGTAGATTAGCTAAAGTTAAGAGAGTTGCTAAAGCAGGCACAGTTTACACAGTTTATTGTGACGTTGAAGTTCCAGCAGTATGGGGTGGAGAATTTGCAAAATCATTTGAAAATGCAACATTAGCATACAAACCATTCGTATTATCAAGTGCAACTTTAGCATCTAAGAAAATTAGTGATTGCCTATCAGCATTACAAGGTGGTAATGGCATCTATGATGCTTTAGTAGATAAAGATATGATCGATTATAGATACATCGTTGATACTTTCACGTCATATGATTCAACAGGAATCTTAAATAAAAATCAATTATCTCAGTTAGCACACGACAGACAAAATGCTTCAGCTATCTTAAACGCACCAACGGTTGCAGATTTCAAAGCTTCAACTAATCCATCTTTTACAGATGCAGACGGTAACTTTAAAGTTGAGTACATTGCGACAGGTGGTAATTTAGATAAAAACCCAACTGCGTTATACGCTTTACCATCGATTGGAGAAGGTGCAAATTACGCATTCTATTACGGTCCAGGTTTATTAGTATCTGACAATGGTAAAGATATCGTAGTTCCAGCCGCTGCATATGTTGCTAACAACTACTTAGACAAATACACTGCGGCTCAGCCTTGGTCAATCATTGCTGGTCCACGCAGAGGAGTTGTTTCAGGAACAAACGTTAAAGGAACTGAATACTCATTCGATAAGTCTGACAGAGATGTATTAGAGCCATTTGGAATCAATCCTATCGTATTCCAAAGAGGAGTTGGTTTAACAATCTTAGGTAATAAAACTGCACAACAATCTGTTAAGTCAGCACTCTCTTCTGCACACGTAAGAGAAGCGCTAATCTTTATTCAAGATGGTATTGCAAATATCCTTAAAGATTATGTTTTTGAATTCAATAACACTCAAACTCGTTTAGAGATCAAAACTTTAGTCGATTCATTTATGGAATCTGTTAAAGCAGATGGTGGTGTTTATGCTTATAAAAACATTATGGATCAAACTAACAACACTGATGAAGTAATCGATAATAACTACGGTATTGTTGATACATACGTAGAACCAGTTAAAGGTTTAGAGATCGTTGTTCATAGAACTACAATCTTAAATACTGGTGAAATTGCTACAGGAAACTTTAATTAATAAGATATATAAAAAAATAAAATAATTAACATGGCTTTACCACACTATTCACAAGATCAAACATCGAGAAGCGGTAGACAATTTGAACCAGTTCAGGCAAACTTATTCGAAGTAACAATTCTTCCACCAGCTGGAGTTGCTGATGCGCCTTTAATGATTCAACATGTCAACTCAATCTCAGGTTTAGATTTATACAAAGAGGTAGCTGCAGTTGAGCAAAAGTACAAGTTTTCAACACGTTCTTTCGCTGGAATGCCAGATTCAACAACAGTTGATGTAGGTATTAACTTCTCATTAAACTTAAATGATGCTAATCAAGCATACTTATACAAGTCAATGAGAGATTGGTACAATAAGCAGTTTAATCCTCAAACTGGTGCAATGGGTCTTAAGAAAGATTACGTTGGTACTATCGTAGTAGTTCAGTTCAATAGAGCTGGAGACATCTACAGAACTGTAACATTAGAAGATTGCTTTATCACTTCAGGTTTAGCATTCACAAACGAGTTATCTTACGAGACTACTGAAGCTCAAGCTTTAGAAGTAACTTGGAGATGTGATACTTGGAAGGAAGTATTAGCTTAAGAATTCATAAATAGGGGATTCAGTAATGTTTCCCCTATTTTTTCGTGAAACAAAAACATAATATGTTGATATAATAATAACTATAAAATGGACAAACTAACTAAAAAGTTACAGGTTTTACTTTCAGAAGATGAAGTTACATCAATTAATAGAATCATATTGAATGACGCAATTGAAACAAGTGAAAGACCAGTGTCTATTTCTGCATTCATTAGAGAAATCGTTAGAAAAGAAATAGACCTAAGAGCAGATTCTATTAAAGAATGGAATAAAGATAATATTAAGAAACTTAAAAGTAAATAAACTATGAGCGACGAAAAAGATCTAAACTTAAACGACGAGTATAAAAAGATTGTAGAGTCTCAGGAAAATTCTACAAAAAATCCTACAGATTTAGGTAAAGTAGACATGGATCGTTTTAAGCAATCTGAAGCAACAGATGCTGATCTAGTTTTAGGATATCATTCTGTCAATATCGCAAATTTACCATCAGCTGGTATGTTTTACCCAAAGGGAACAGAAATTTCTATTCGTTCTGCTAAAGTTGCAGAGATTAGACATTTCTCTTCAATTGATGAAAATAATGTATTAGATGTTGATGATAAATTGAATTATATTCTAGAACAATGTGTTAGAGTAACTAATTCAAAAACTAGAATGTCATATAAAGATATTTGTGAAGAAGATCGTTTTTATGTAATTCTATCTATTAGAGATTTAACGTTTCCAGAACCAGAATCTAATTTAACAGTAGAACATACTGATAAAAAGGGAGCTAAGCATGTCGTTGAAATTAAGAAGGATAATTTCACATACTTTAAAGTTCCAGAGACTTTAGATAAGTATTATGATTCTGATGCACGTACTTTTCTTATTGAAACAAAGTCATTTGGTACAATTGAAATGAGACCACCTTCAATTGGTATCATGCAACGTATGACAGCATATATTAAAGATCGTCAAGAAAAGAATGAAAAAATTGATCAGTCTGTTCTTCAAATTATGCCATATTTGGCAAACGAATGGAGAGGATTTTCTGATAGAGATATCTTTAAGTTTGAAGTTGAAATGAATGGTTGGTCAAATAAAAAATATAGCTTAATTTACAAGTTGGCTGAACAAATGAAGGTTGGTATTAAACCAGACATGGAAGTACAGATTGGGGATGAGTGGGAGGTCGTCCCTATCGGGTTTCGCGACGGCATCAAGTCTCTTTTCATTGTTCAAGATATCGCTGGAGAACTTCTTTAAAACAAAGTTCTACATATATCATCACTTACATATCCAACCTTCTGAATTAGAAGCAATGGAATACTATGAATTCCATTATTTAATGAAAGATCTAGTTGAATTCTTGAAAAAGCAAAATGAGCAAAATCAAGGAGAAAAAGATCAAACAGGAGAAATGATGAGTAAGATGAAAATACCAAATATGAAAGTACCAAACATGAAGGTTCCATCACTCAGATAGTGATGGAACCTTTGATATATAGGGTATAATTAAAATAGGATTAACTTCTACATGAAAATATTATTAGCTCCACTTACTAAAATTGCAAATTTAATCGAAGACCAAAAGGAAATGGTCAAAGAAGTTCATGCATTTTTAACAGTGGATCTTAAGAAAGTAACCGTAGATAACTCAAAGGAGTTAAAAAAGCAAACAATCTTATTAACAGATATTAGAGATTTATTAAAGGAACAAATTAAGCAAAAGCAATCTGAACAATCAGGTAAAGCTCCTAAAATTAAATTACCAGGAATTATTGGAGGTATTGGTGTAGGTTTAGCTATAGTAACCATGGCAGCCGCGTTAGTAGCCGCTGCCGGTATTTTTACTTTAATGCCAAGTGTTTCAGCTAGTCAAATATTAACAGCTCTAGCCATAGGTGCCGTGTTTGTAATATTAACCCCAATGTTTGTAGATATTCAAGAATCTCTCAGGGGTGGAGGAGTAATTAGTAGACTTATTGGAAGGGCTGGAGGAGTTGGAGTTGGAAGCACTAAAGAAATGCTTAAAGGCACGGGTGGCGTTGCTCTTGCAATGATTTCTATGGCCTTAGGCGTTATGGCATCTTCCTTTATTCTTTCAGCAATTAAACCAATTACCTTTACTCAATTTGCAACGGCAACTCTCATTGGATTTGCTTTTATTCCACTTTCGTTTGCATTCGCACAAATTATTAAAGGTTTACAAAGAGCTAGAGTAGGAATGGATGCTAAAGGATTTAAACGCCTAGGTATGGTTACTCTATCTATGACTGCAATGGCATTAGGTATTGCTATGGTTGCAAGAATATGGAATTTTACGATGCCAGATGAGTTTGTTAAATTACCAAGTTTGGGTTGGACTCTTAAAGCAGGTTTGCTTATTTGGATCTTTAGTGCAGGTTTTTCAAAAATCTTAAAAACAATCAAAGGAGTATCCGTTAAAGATATGGTATTTGCTACTCTAGCACTTCCTCTTCTTGCAATTTCATTAGTTGGTGTAGCATGGATATTTCAATACTTCAGTGAAGTTAGTCAATGGGTAGCACCCCCAATCGAGTGGACATTAAAGGCTGGTTTAGCAATGCTAGTTTTTGGATTACCTTTTGTCGCAATTTCAATGATTGCCAAAAGAGCAGGTATTAAAGGACTATTATTAGGTGCTCTTGCAATTGGATTAATTGGAGTTTCTATTTTAGCATCTGCATGGATATTCTCATATCTTGCAGGAGTTGAATTTATTGCCCCTCCAACTGAATGGGCTATTGCAGCTGCATTGGCAATCACAATATTTGCAATTCCGTTGACGATTATTGGATTAATAGCAACTAGTGGAGTAGGTGCAGTAGGTCTTCTTTTAGGAGCTGCGGGTATTATTCTAATTGCAGGTACTATGTGGGTTGTTGCATGGATTTTTAGTAAATTACCAGATTTAAGTGCAATTTCAAAGAATTTTACAGATGCTCTAATGTATCCTGTTAATGCAATGATTGATTCTTTAGCAAGATTTAAGAATGAAATAGGTATTGAAAATATGATACCTTTAGCTGGAGGACTACTCGCAATCGCAGGAGGTTGGTTAGCTTTAACAGCTGCTCTTGCTGGAACTGCAGTAGGAGGTTTAATTCAAGGTGTTGCAAATGTTGGAACAGCTATCTTAGATGGGATTAGTGGATTATTTGGTGGTGGTAAAACCAAATCACCAATCGATCTATTAGATATGTTAA